CGCTAACAATCAAGTTATGGGCTATCCTGTTGCCTTACTTGGGTTCTTAAAGCCTTATATAAAGGCTAGATTCTGATTATATGAGTGTTGGCGGTAACATTCAAGGATTGTTACAGGTAAAAAAAGAAAGTCTTAGAAATGCCATAGGTGAGCGTGAACACAAGTGGGTTGATTGTACCTCAATCTTAGGGTGGTTAGACTTATCAACAGGTGATTCAAAGCATACAACTTTTTATGCCAAGGTTCAGGAAAGTACACATATTTTCTTGTGTGACTTTACCAATCTGAAAAACCTATCTACTGATTGGGTTTGGAATCCATTCAGTTTTCTGACAGGTGTAATCAGTAAGACGGATGAACAGGAAACCGTTGATGTGACAAGTGACAATGCAAGAATGGTTGTGAATGGTGAAGTGTATGAAATCCTTCTGATTGATGACCCTATGAATATGCATGATCATTTAGAAATCTATTTAAGATTTATAGGGGGTCAGTAGTATGTCAGTTGAATTTACAGATAACACAGCAAAAATTAAAGCTGCATTATCAGAAGGGGTTATTGGATTCCTTCACGAAGCAGGTGGTGAAATACAGGCACAGACCCAAAGAAACAGCCGGGTCGATACCGGACAAACAAAGGGGTCTTACAAATATATGGTTGATGAAGGAAAAGATGAATCAACTGTTGCTGTAGGTTCAGACCTTGAAAATGCGATTTGGGAAGAATTTGGTACTGGTGAGTATGCACTGCATGGTGATGGAAGAAAAGGCGGTTGGGTTTATAAGAGTAAGAAAGATGGTAAATTTTACCACACTTACGGAAAAACACCACGGCAACCACTCACGAAAGCATTTCAGAGTGTAGCCCCAAAGATAAAGAAACAGCTTGTAAATGTAATTAAACAGAATTTAGGGGGTTAGATGTATGGTTGATCTCTTAAATTTCATAAATGAAAAATTAACGCAAATTGGTATCCCCTATGAATATGGAGAATGGACGAAAAAAGTCACGTATCCGTATTTTGTGGGTGATTACAATGAAAATAGTTACAGTTTTGAGGATGGGCATAGTACAGGAGTTTTTACATTAAATGGTTGGTGTAAGGGTTCAAAGATGCCGATTCTTTTTTTGTGTGATCGTATAAAAAAAGCATTTCAAGATGTAAGAGGTACAGTTGAATCTTCATGGGAGTGGGACATTTTCAGTCTAAAAGACGGTATGGTTGATGAAAAATGCAGTGCATTTTACGTCACATACAACACTTGTATTGAAGTACCAACAGGTGATGAAGATTTATATAGAATTATGATCACACTCAATACACATGAATGGAAAGGAGTATAAAAGAATGGGCTTAAAAAAGCATGGTATTACATCTGAAACCATTAAGAACATGATCTTGGGTGCAGGTGTCATTTACAAAAATCTTAAATATGAAAAATCAAGCAATGGTTGGACTGGTACACCACTTGGTGCAACTTCTGGTGGTCTTAAGTTCAATTATGAAGCACAGTGGTTAGATGTTGAGGTGGACGGTGCGACTGTACTGATCAAGGGTGTCAGTAAACAGAAGGTTGGTGAATCTGCCACACTTGAAGGTCAGATGACAGAACTTACAGAAGATATTCTTGTAAGTGCATTACACCTTGTAAAATCCACTTCCGAAGATACAACCTATGTCAAATATGTATCTAAGGAAAACATCACAGAAGCAGATTATCTTGAAAATGTTGCCTATGTTGGAACACTTTCAAGCGGTAAAAATGTAATTATCATTTTACCGAACGCACTCTGCACAGAAGCGTTTGAACTGGAAACAAAGAACGCTGAACAGACAACATTTGCTGTCAAGTTTGAGTGTACAGCTGATCTTGAAAACGACAGCTTAAACAAGTTGGATATTGCTATTTACTATCCAAACGCTGTTGTGTAGGGGGTGTGAATTATGCGAGTAGTTGTAGTTAGAGAATACACAGACAAGTACACAGGTGAAGGTCATGTGATCGGTGAAAAACTGGATATGACAGAAGAGAGATTTGCAGAAATTCAGGACAAAGGAATGTTTGTGGTTGATATTTCTGATGAAGTAGTGCAGCAGGAAACACCTGCTGTATCTGCTGAACAGGTAGAAGATCAGGAACAGGAAACAGCAAGTGAACAGACTGAACCTGTTGAACATGAAGAAACATCTGCACCAAAACAGGATAAACCTGCAAAAGGTGGTAGAAGAAACAGATCGAAAAAAGAAAGTGAGGATAAATAATCATGGCAGATTTCAGATTTAAGGATTTAACAGTTGATAATGCATTTGACTTTTGTGAGGTTCTTGCAGTTATCGGAGTAGAACAGGTTATTGGTGCATTTGACAAAGACGAGATTCAGCAGTTGCAGGAATCCGGTACAGATATGAAAGAAGTTGGTATTGTCATTGCTATGAAGGTATGTGGCATTCTGATCAAGAACATTTCAAAGGCAAGAAATGAAATCTGTAAGTTTTTTGCTAACTGTATGGAGTGGGACAACGGTACAGCGGTTACTGCTGATGATGTGAAGAAATTCAAGCTGAAACAGTTTGTTGTCATGGTGAAAGATTTTGCTAAGAAAGATGATCTTATGGATTTTTTCGAGGGTGTTGCCGAATTAGTGGGTACGGAACAGAACGATTCGATGAGTGCTGCAACCGTAGATATGGTAACCCCTACAGCTATTTAGATAAAGCAATCAGCCGGGGGAAATTAGACGCTACTGTTAGAACAGTCCTGAAACAGGACAATGAAGATAAACAGTGGGACTTATACTGTGCAATCACAGCAAACCCACTTGCTGATGATGTTGGAAATTTTGAAGAATTTAAACAGCGGTTTATGAGTACAGCACCGAAAGTTGAAAAGACTGAACAAACTGAACCGACAATGAACAATGCACAGATTAAGTTACAGGTGGAAAAGGCAAATAAAATTCTGAATGGATTCGTGCCACCGTTGAAAGGGGGTGGCTAATCGTTGGATATTTTTTCGTTGGTCGGAAAAATAACGATCAATTACGCTGATGCGGTGAACAACATTGAAAAGGTTTCAAAGTCTGCAAAGGACACAGCTGAAACACTGGAAGATGTTGATAAAAAGGCAGATGGTGCAGGTGATTCAGTAGAAGATGCCGGACAAGCTGCCAAGAATGCAGACAGTGGATTTACGACATGGAAAGCCACGCTTGCGAATTTAGCATCTACAGCAATCACAAAAGTAATTTCAGGATGTACACAGTTAGCTGAAAAAATGGCAGATGTGACAAAATCAGCGGTTGGTCACTATGCTGAATATGAACAGTTGGTTGGTGGTGTTGAAACACTATTCAAAGACAGTTCCGGTAAACTGATTGATTATGCTGAAAAGGCATATAAGACAGCCGGGATGAGTTCAAATCAGTACATGAATACAGCAACGTCATTTGCTGCTTCACTGATTCAGGGTCTTGGCGGTGATACTGCAAAAGCGGTTGAACTGACCAACCTTGCTATCACAGATATGTCAGATAACGCTAACAAGATGGGTACTGACATAGGTTCTATACAGGACGCTTATCAGGGTTTTGCAAAGCAAAATTACACGATGTTGGATAACCTGAAACTTGGTTATGGTGGTACACAGTCTGAAATGATCAGATTGATAAATGATTCAGGTGTACTTGGTGAAAAGATTGAAAGTTTGGATAACGTAACGTTTGACCAAATGATTGAAGCTATTCACAAGATTCAGGATAACTTAGGTATAACCGGAACAACAGCACTTGAAGCAGGTACTACAATATCAGGTTCATGGAGTTCAGTACAGGCATTGTTTGAAAATATCCTTACAAAAGTAGGTTCAAAACTTGCACCTACTGTTATGGGATTTTTACAGCAGTTGTCAGACTGGATGGAAACAATAGACTGGGATGCATTTGCAACGTCTGTCGGTGATGCCCTACAAAGGGTATTTGACTGGATTCAAAAAATTGATTTTACAACATTCTTTGAAAAAGGAATGGACGGTGTTGAAAACTTCCTTGAAAAACTAGGTGGTCTTATTGAAGATGTGCCTAAGATTATTCAAACGTTCAAGGATTGGTCACCACTGATTGCGGGTGTGGCAGCAGCCTTTGTTACATTGAAGGTTGCAATGGCAATATCATCATTGATTGATGCAATTTCAAAATCTTGGAATGCATACAAGAAATCAGAAGAAGGGGCTACTATTGCACAGTGGCTTTTTAATGCAGCAATGGATGCAAACCCTGCTGTATTTATTATATCAATTATAGCCGGGCTTGTGGTTGCACTGATCACACTATGGAATACCAATGATGGATTCAGAGAAGCAGTCACAAATGCTTGGGAAAAAATAAAGGAAGTCTTTGGTACGGTTATTGACGCTATCAAAGGCTTTTTTAGTGGATTGGTGGAGAAAGTACAGACTGCATGGGAATCTGTAAAAGAAGCAGTAAGTACCGCCATTGAAGCAATCAAAGGATTCTTCACAGGTTTAGTTGATTCAATCAAACAGGCTTGGGAGAACATCAAAACGGCAATATCTGAAAAAATAGATGCCATAAAAGAAACAGTAACCAATGTGTTTACTGCAATAGCTGATACTGTAAGTGCAGTGTGGGAAACAATCAAGAATGCGGTACAGGTTGCCATCATGTTTATTGGTGAAATCATCAGTGCTGCATTTCAGATCATCACAATGCCTTGGATGTTTATATGGGAAAACTGCAAGGAATATATCATTGCAGCTTGGGAGTTTATCAAGAACGCTGTATCAACAGCCCTTGATGCAATCTCAACCACCATCAGCAATATTTGGAATGCCATTGTTGGATTCCTGACCCCTATATTGGACGGTATTAAAAATACCTTTACAACAATATGGGAAGCAATAAAAACAGCGGTATCAACCGCAATCAACAACATTCAGACGGTTATTACAACCGTATGGAATGCCATTGTTTCATTCCTTAAGCCAATACTGGAAGGTATCAAGAATACATTTACAACTGTATGGAATGCGATAAAATCAACCATTTCTACAGTGCTGAATGCAATTCAGACTACGATTACAAATATTTGGAATGCAATCAAAACAACTGTGACCAATGTGATCAATTCGATTAAGTCAGTAATCAGCAGTGTGTTCAATGCAATTAAGTCTACTATTTCAAGTATACTGAACAGCATTAAATCAACCTTTACAAGTGTTTGGAACAGTATCAAGTCAACGGTATCTAATGTGATCAACGGTGTGAAGTCCACTATTTCAAGTGGTCTGAATGCTGCAAAATCCACAGTATCAAATGTACTTGGTGCAATTAAGGAAAAGTTCAGCAGCATCTTTGAAGGTGCAAAGAACATTGTAAGTAACGCTATAAACAGAATTAAAAGTTTCTTCAATTTTTCGTGGTCATTGCCACATTTGAAATTACCACATATTTCAATCAGTGGTTCTTTCAGCTTGACACCGCCAAGTGTACCGCACTTTGGTATTGACTGGTATAAGAAAGCAATGGACGATGGTATGATCATGAATCAGCCGACTATTTTCGGTTACAACGCTAAGTCAAATCAGTTCTTGGCAGGTGGTGAAGCCGGAAGTGAAACGGTTGTTGGAACACAAAGCCTTATGGATATGATCAGGGTAGCGGTTAATGAGGAAAACGCTTCATTACTGGAAAAACTTGACCGGATTCTTACAATCCTTGAAAGTTATATGCCTTTCATTCCACAGCTTGCGAACCTGAAACTGGTAACAGATACAGGAGTGCTTGCAGGTGAACTTGCCCCGGCAATGAATGAAGAACTGGTTAGAATTTTTGATAAGGAAGGACGGTAAAAGCCCATGATTCAAGGTGTGACTTTTGGAATTAAACACAGTTATGAAGATTTTGGGCTTATCCTTTCTTCAAAAGAAATTGGATTGCCTACACCTAAAACAGAATCAGTCAGTGTGATCGGTCGCAATGGTGACCTTGACCTGACCGATGCATTAGGTGATGATGTGAAGTTTGAAAACAGAAAGTTATCATTTACTTTTTCCCTGTTAAATGGTGCAAGAGATTGGACTGCAACACTTTCCAATCTTTCCAACTATCTGCATGGTAAGAAGATGCGTATTGTTATGGACGCTGATAAAACTTTTTATTACTGGGGACGGTGTACAATCAATAAATTCAAAACAGATCGTACACTTGCCATTATCACAGTTGATTGTAATGTTGAACCGTATAAGATTGAAACAAATTCAGCAAGTGAACCGTGGTTGTGGGACGTTTTCAGTTTTGTAAATGGTATCATCCATGTGAATGAAGTGAAAGTAAGCGGAAGTAAAAAAGTAAATCTGATCAATCGTGTCAAGATTGTATCACCAACATTTACCTGTTCAACAGCTATGAAGGTGACACACGAAGGTAACACTTATAGTTTACCTGTTGGGGAAACAACAGTTTATGACATTCGTTTACAGGAAGGTGATAACTATGTGACATTTACCGGAAACGGTACAGTCAAGATCAGTTATAGAGGGGGTTCATTGTAATGTATAGAGTATTATGTGATGAACTGCCTATTTATGATTTACGTGATGAAAACCTTGTTTTGATTGACCCTAAACTTGATTTAGAGGTCAACAAAGCAGGGTCTTTTAGTTTTAAGATGCCACCACAGCACCCACAATATGAATTACCGCAAAAAATGCTGTCATGCATTCAGGTATTTCAGGATGATGAAGAAGTGTTTAATGGCAGAATTACAGAATGTAAGATAGATTTTTATAATCGTAAATATTTTACTTGTGAAGGTCAGCTTGCATATCTGAATGATAGTATACAAAGACCTGCTGAATATCATGATATGACCGTCAGGGGTTATTTAGAATCACTGATTGCATCACATAATAAGCAGGTAAAAAAAGATAGACAGTTCAAGGTTGGTATTGTCACGGTAACAGATAATAATGATTCATTGTACAGGTACACGAATTACAACAGTACCATGAAAGAAATCAAGGAAGATTTGGTTGACGATCTTGGTGGTTATTTACGTGTAAGGAATGTCAATGGAACAGCTTATTTGGACTATATAAGTGATTATGACAATGTAAGTACACAAAGTATTGAGTTTGGTGAAAATCTGCTTGATTTCAGCAGAAATACAGATGTGTCAGATATTGCAACGGTATTTATTCCACTTGGTGCAAAACTGGAAGAAAGTCCAATAGCTGCACTTGAACAGCGGTTGACTATTGAAAGTGTAAATAATGGGTCTGATTCACTTGTAAATTTGGACGCTGTAAAGAAATTTGGTTATATAACCAAAACTATTACTTGGGATGAAGTTACAACACCAAAAATGTTGTTATATAAAGCAAATAAGTACATTGCTGATTATCAGTGGGATAGTATGACACTG